GTCCGACCAACCCGATACGACATCGACAATAAACAAAAAACGGCTAGAATGGTCAGGAAAAGAAATACAGATGCGCGGTAAAACTTATATTTATCGAAAGATGAGTTCTACCTTGGGAAATATTTATGATTTAGATAGTTATAATCAAGCTCTTCAGGTTTCTGGACTGGAGCCGGTTTTGTTAGGAACCCTGGAAAAACGTTCAGACGGTAATATGCAATTTAAAAAAATATAGCCTAGAGCTGTTCTTCTATTAAATCTGACTCTATCGGGCGTTCCTCTATTAATGGTGTTTCTATTGTTTGCTCCTCTATTAAATCCGTCTCTATCGGATGTTCCTCTATTAATGGTGTTTCTATCGGATGCTCCTCTATTAATGGTGTTTCTATTGTTTGCTCCTCTATTAAATCCGTCTCTATTGTTTGCTCCTCTATTAATGGCGTTTCCATTGTTTTCTCCTCTATTAATGGTGTTTCTATTTGGTGCTCCTCTATTAATGGTGTTTCTATCGGATGCTCCTCTATTAATGGTGTTTCTATTGTTTGCTCCTCTATTAATGGTGTTTCTATTTGGTGCTCCTCTATTAAAGCCATCTCTATCGGATGTTCCTCTATTAATGGCGTCTCTATCGCATGCTCCTCTTTTAAGACTTCATCTGTTAAACCCGCAGTAGAAAAAGACTTATTCATAAAGTAATTTAAAGGAAGACTCGGCGAAAAAAACTCTTCTTTTGTCATGGTTTCCATTTTTTTATACACGGAATTTACCAAAATAATAAGCGGCTGATAGTTTCGCACAATCGTTTTATAATTATCGTACGGTTTATCAATAAATTCGGTTACACATTGTCTCCAATTTACTGGATATACATTATCTAAACCATTAATTATTTCAAAACTTTTCAATAAATCTGAAAACCTCGATGTAATATTTTTCAGTATAGTGCTGCCAATTTCTGTCCAATAGATATTATGTTTTTTTTTACATAAAATTTCCACCATTTTATTTTTCCAGTGAATCATTAATGGGGTATTTTTTTTGCTCCCAAAAACACCATTGCATAATGATTTATTATTTTCTATTATAAAGAATCCGTCTTTCTTTTCTAAAATATCAAACAACGAATCTAATGAATCCATGACCAATGTATCAGAATCTAACCATATTCCTCCATTATCACAAATAACATTTACTCTCACAAAATCTGCTTGATGAGCTGGACACAATTTATTAAAAAAATAAGGAATATGTTGAATGTATTTTTTAATATTTTGTGGTGTGATTAAATTCACCTTATACCCATTACCTCGGGTTGAATGCAAGTAAATTAATCTTCTTAAAATACTAATTAATTTATATTCTTTGCCAACCCAATATAAATAAACATTTCTTTCTTCCATTCTTTATTACTGTACTTATATATTTTTATTTTATATATTTAACTATCTTTTTTTGAAAAAATATCTATGAGCAGGTTCATTTTATCAAGTAATAAATCCATCTTTCTACTCATTTGCGTAAATTCTTGGCTTTCGTTAGAAACCGTTTTTAATTTTTTGAATATAAAATCATCGGTTTCTTCTAATTGAGGCGCCCACGACAACTGTTTTTTTGAAGTTGGTAATTCCGAAAGCGGAACGTCAATTTGTTCTCCTATTTTAATATGTTTTGTTTTTTCGCCCTGCAGCCATTTTTCGGCATCCGCTTTATTTATATTTTGTATTTGGTTCATTTCAAAATTTCGCTGAGCGATAGTTTCCGCTATTAATTTTTCCATTTCACCGATAGGTTCGTCTCTCTTTTCATTAAATTCAATAGTTTTTGGGACTGGTTGCGTCATTGCATTTCTGAATTCATTTTCTTTTATACTCATTTCTTTCTCAAACTGACTTTTCCTGTCATTTTGAATTTCTTCCACGGTAAATAAAATTGGTTCATCTTTTTGTTTTTTATCCTTTTGTATATCTTGTTCTTGTTTCTTCAACATAGGAATCCATTCATTCATTAGAACAGTAATTATTTTTTTATTCATTTCCATCAATGAATTCGATGATCTTTTTTCATGTTCATAAAAATTTTTTAAAATAACCAAAAAGTTGTTTTTTAAAGCGTTTTCATAATATCCATTATCCTTCATAATAAACTCTCCCTCGGATTCTATGAGAATGTCCCATATTAGTTCAACGTTTTGGGATTCAATAAAATTCATATATAACTATATCTTGAACTATATTTATATATATTTACAACTCTTCATTAAAATACACTTTTCGGAAAGACTCCATATATTTATCTGAAAGAATATGTTTTTTAAAGTATTCTGTAGTATGTTTGTCCTCGAGAATATGAACAATAAAATATAAAGAATAAATTCCGCACTCGGTGTCTCCGTATTGGTGTTCTGTAGGATGATTTTGATCGAATATAAATTTAATAGGATTTTTTAATTGGGTACCCTGTTTTTGTATGCGTTGTACCAACGTCATAATCTCCTTTGGTGCGGTCTCTCCGACGCTGTCAAAAAAGAAAATTTTACCTTTTTTAATATTTACAAACATGCTCACCCAATGTGATCCGTCTTTTGTATGCGGATCCAAATTAAAAATTATCCCAATCTTTGTTTTACCTGCTTTTATCTGTTTCCCTATGTCAAAGTTACACAATTCTTCCCATACACATTCACCGTATTGCATTCGCGTGTCGAAATCTATCGGAGACGGCCCAATAAATTCAAAACATTTATATGCATCCTCATACTGTTTCATCACTGATAAAATATCAATACTAGTAAGCCACTCATTCGGTTTTTTTTTCCATTCCTGTGGAGAAGAGGGTGCAAAAGATGTTACTAGTTCTTTGTTTAATTCATCACTCGCGAACTGCTGCTTCAACCAACACGACTCTTTGTTGCATATTTGACTCATATTTTTTTGCAACATCAACCAAATCTCTTTGACATCGTTTGATTGAATTTTCACATCGGCATGACGCAAATTCCACAAATCTCTTAACTTAAAAATCGTTTTATCATCAAAACAACTAAATTTAAGGTTTTTTCCTTTTTTAGGACCACAATTCAATTTCATCATTTTTCTTGTTCCACCCCCTGTTTTATTTTTATTCTTGTTCTTATTTTTATTTCTCGTCCTTTTTGTTTTCCTTCGCGTCATATGTATTGATGATATTTTTCTTTTTGCGAATTCCTTTATTTTTAAGAACGGGGTCTTTTAAATTAATGTCTTTTTGTTGTGGATGTACTACTATATTTTCGGTCTTGATCATTTTTCGTTTCACTAATTTTTCTAGACTATTAGGTTCTCTTATTTTAATAGAACGCATCATAAGTTCATTTGCTTGGTCCGTCGTTTTTATATTATCAATATTTATTTCATTTTTTTCATCAATAAAGTCCTTGTAGTCTTCCTGAATAATATCACTTTTATCAATCATTTTAAAGTATTCGATACAAGATGTGATATATTTTTCAAAAGTATAATGCACATCTGGACTTAGAATTGGATTCTCCTCTAAATCTGGATTCAATATTTTTTTTGTTAAATCGTAAATCCTTTTCCGATAAAATTTCTTGTCTTTCTTGTTTGTCAAGCTAGTTTTTTCGCAAGTTTTTAATCGATATTTTTCATAATTCTCTTTATTCATTAAACATTCCAGTGTTACTTCGGTAATTATTTTATCTGTCATTATATACAAACTGTATATAATAAAGATATATATTTTCATTCTATTGGCAATTTGTTAGACCGCGAACTTGAACCCGCGTATTGTTGTTAAATAAATCTACACCAATATTTTCTGGACTTGGATTCGGATTTGTAGGAGAAAAAACTTCATTATGAAATAAACCGGGAAAAGGCTGTTGTCCCGTATTCGATGTTTTGAATTTAACTTGATAAAGGTCGCTGTTTGAATTCGGTACATACACTGATTGACTGCACTTCTGTAGAGCAAATATTTGATTTCTTAATTCAGATTCGGTGTTGATACTTGATGAAAATCCGGACCACGGCGATTGCGTATTTCCTGGATTGAAAACGTCGTGTGGGCTGAATGTAGGCAATTGTTCCATCGGCGTAAGAATTGGTTTTCTGGGATCTACAATTGGCATCAATGAATATTTTGTCATTACTGGTCGCACACTCAAATAAGGTTGTAAAAGGGCAGACGGAATATTTCTATCATATATTCTTCGATTTATAGAGTCGGTGATCTGCGAGGAACATTCATATGGACCGTTTATATTTTCATTTTGCATCGCTTAATATTATAAGATAATATATTTTTCCTTCTATTAAATCTATATAAAGATACAACAATAATTTATACAAGATATTGAATGTGTGGTATTTTTGCTCTACTAAACAATGAAAATCTCTATAGTACGTCGTTTGTAGAAGAACAATTCATGAAAGGTTCCGGTAGAGGCCCCGAGTTTTCCACAATAAAAAAAATCGATATTGGGGCCGTCTTCGGGTTTCATCGTCTCGCCATCAATGGTCTCAATGATGAATCAAATCAGCCTATTGTTGTGGGAGATGTTTCCTTGATATGTAACGGAGAAATATATAATTATCGAGAACTGTATGAGTTAATGGGAATAATCCCTTATACAGATTCTGATTGCGAAGTGATTGCGCATCTTTATATTAAATATGGAATCGAGCAAACATTGCAGATGCTGGACGGTGTGTTCTCCTTTATTTTGTGCGATAATAATTTAGATAATTTAGAATCGAAAATTATTGTGGCACGCGACCCGTATGGTGTTCGACCATTGTATTCAATGCATAAATTATCGTCGCCAAATTCATTGGAAACAAGAAATAGAGCAAAACTGATAGCGTTTGCATCTGAAATGAAAGTTTTGGAAAAGTTTTGCACAAAAGATTATACAATCGAACATTTTGAACCGGGCACTTATTCGACTTATATTCTTCCGCCGAAAACTATGACTCAGTGGAAGCCGGAAATAAAAAATATGGTGTATCATTCGCGCGGATTCAACTCGACTATGTTTCGTTCAGAAAATGACATGCTAATTGCAATTCAAGGAATTCAAACGCATTTATTCAATGCGGTTAAAAAGCGAGTCCTTGTTACGGAACGTCCGATTGCCTGTCTTTTATCGGGTGGGCTGGACAGCAGTTTAATCACTGCATTAGTAAAAGAAATTTCTCCAGAAAAACAGTTGGAAACTTATAGTATCGGTCTTGCCGGATCAGAGGATCTAAAATACGCGCGTATTGTGGCAGATTACCTTGAAACAAACCATACCGAAATCATCATGACCGAGTCAGATTTTCTAGAGGCAATCCCAG